ACCACGCCGTCCGCGAAATGGATAAAGCATGGGGCGTCGATCGCCTGCCAGAACTCGTCTCAGTCCAAAGCGCAGATAAATGGGGCAAGGCAATGGCAGGCCTCAATGATGCAATCCAAAACGAAGACCCCGATAAAGTCCAATTCTGGGTCGAAGTTTCATTGCGCGGATTAAACGCAATGAACGACGAAGCAATTAAAATGGGACACCAGAAATCAGATCCGCAAATCTGGGAATACGAATACGAAGGCCAGCAATACGGAATTATCGAAGACGGCAGACACTGGCCAGCCGCATACGCCAAGCGACCCAAGCTGGTCATCTTCACCATGCGCGAAGTCGCCGTCGCCCTGCACGCCCACCGCAACGGTCTCGTCGAAGCCGTGAAATTGTCCTTCCCCGGAGCAGAAATTTCGTCTATAACTGACAGGGGACGGAACATGGAAGACGATATCAATTTCTGAGGAGCAAACAAACATGACCACCCCCAAACCCCAAGCCGCCATCCTCAAAGCCCTCAAGGCCGGCCCGAAGCTGCCTGCGGAGCTTCGCGCAGCCGTGGGCCTGGAACGCCAGCGCCTTGCCAACGAAATCAAAACACTCCTGCGCGCCGGCAAAATCAGCCGCCAAGCTATCAGCGTGGGCCGGTGGAAATACTACTACGGCAAGACCGCCCCCGACTGGGCAGGCTACTTGCCAGAAACCCGCAAGGCACCATCAGGCACCACCAAGCACGCCATGCCCGTCAAGCGCATCGAAATCCCGGCAGACTGCGGACGCACCAACCGCATCAGCCTGCCTCTCGCACCATGGGAGGTCAGAGCGTGAACCCAGCAACCGAAACACTGCTCTGGAACGGCATCACACCGCCCGCATACGGCAACCGCACCACATGCCCCAAGTGCAGCCACACACGCACCAAATCCGACGAACTGTGCCTTAAAATCTATCCCAGCACAGGATGGCTCGAATGGCGCTGCTTTCATTGCAACTGGCAAGCCGGAGACGTGATGAAATGAACCCCGCACTGATCAAAGTCTTCTGGCACAGAACCCGCAAGCAACCCGTGCCGTGGACATCGCAGGAAATCGCCAACCGCCTCAACATCCCACTGCACGAGGCCATCGATGCCCTTTGCGCCCACGCTCAACTCGGCATCACCAAAGCCGAACGAAAGAATAGAAAGGAGGGTGCCTCCATCTGGGCGCTCACAAAGATGGGCGAGAAAACCGCAGCCCTCATGATCAACGCAGAAGGACTGGTTAAGAAATGACCCCAACCATCCCCAACATGACCCCAGAACATCACGCCACCGAAATATCCCTGCAACTCGCCATGATCCGCATCGAAGCCGCAGAACAAGAAACACGCACATGGCGCAACATCGCCCTCGCGTCAGCCATCGTTAGCCTCATCGCGCTGGCAGGGAGGTTTGTGTGATGGATGATCTGGTGAATAACCTGCGCAAATTTGCGGATGATGGATACCCTGAATTGTCTATTGAAGCCGCAGACCGCATCGAGGCGCTAGAGGCGGAGGTGGCTCGGCTGCGGGATGCGCTGGAGTGGGTTATTGAGAACGATGACGAAGGCAACGCTCTGTATCGCATCGACGGTAAGTTTGCGAGACGCGCCCGCGCCGCCCTTGCCGAGATCGGATCTGACAAATGACCCCCGCAACCATCTACAGGATCTGGCAGGCACAAGCCCTGCGTTGGCACCATTCCACCGATCACCGCCTGCGCAACAGCGGCGATTGCATCCAAGCCCACCAGTGCCGCGTGGCGCAACTGCTCGCCCTCATCTTCCCAGACTGCACCAAGGACGACCTGCTCCAAGCCATCACCCACGACGTTGCCGAAAGCTGGACAGGCGACATCTCCTACACCGCAAAGCAAATCCCAGTCATCCGCGATGCCCACAACTGGGCCGAAGCCGACACAGCCCTGCGCCTCGGAATTCCAGCCACCGCAAACGACCGCGTGAAGCTGTGCGATGGGGTCGACGCGCTCCTCTGGGCAAACAGCCGCGCGCCTGATACACTGTCCGGCAACGGATGGCCCGAGCATATCACGCAGGTCAAAGGCCTCGCATGGAAGCTAAACGTCGGGCCGATCGTCGAGGGGATATTTCAAAAGGCAGGGATGAAATGACAGAATTTCCTAACTATAAAACCCTTTCGGTCGCTTCCCTCGTCCCATACGCTCGAAACAGGGTTTGTAAATGTTGTGGAAAGTCTGAATCGGTTCGCAAGGACAACAAGTCGACGCAATGCAAATCTTGTTCATCTTCAGCCGCTGCAAAGGTGGTGGCAGCGAAGAGGAAAGCAGAAGCCTATAGGCCGCCATGTGAAAACTGCGCGCAGCCAGTCAAATCTTGTCAAGCTAGATTTTGCTCTGTGGCTTGCAAGTCTATCAGCGCAAGAGTGGATCGTAACTGCAAGCAATGTGGAACTCAGTTCAGCATTCTGAAGTCATCGCTCAACACTAATGCGAGTGGAAACTTTTGTTCGCGGCCTTGCTATGAGCGTTACCTTTGCAACGGAGGCAGGACAACAGGTAGGGGGTCGCAGTGGCGCAAGATAAGGGCAGATGTTCTGGCTGGATTTCCGTTTTGCGCTGTGTGCGGGACGACAAGAAACCTTCAAGTGCATCACATCGTTCCGTTTCGTTTGACGCGCGACAACTCGAAGGAAAATCTTGTTCCTCTCTGCATAACCCATCATCGGTGGGTAGAGACTATGTTCGTTGACACAGAGCGATTTGGCGTTGACGACTGCACAAAGGAAATATGGCGCAACATGATCAGATCAAAGCAGGTTGTTACCGCCACAAGAATAAGGGAGATCGCGCGTGAACTTGCAGTTTGAAACTTGGCCAATCGAGAAGTGCATCGACTACGCGCGTAACCCGCGCAAGAACGATCACGCTGTTGACAGAGTTGCAGCGGCAATCAAAGAGTTTGGTTTCCGCGTGCCAATCGTCGCCAAGAGCGACGGGCTTGTCGTGGATGGTCACCTGCGCCTAAAGGCCGCCAAGAAGCTGGGACTGACGCAGGTTCCCGTCATCTTGGCCGATGACATGACGGAGGCGCAGATCAAGGCGTTCCGTCTCAGCGTCAACAAGGTGGCCGAGTTTGCCGAGTGGGACAACGACCTGCTGAAAATCGAACTGCAAGACCTGGTCGCAGAAGGCTTTGATCTGTCGCTTACCGGCTTCAACATGGACGAGATCGGCAACCTGCTGGCCGAGCCAACCCAAGGCTTGACCGACGAGGACGCGGTGCCAGAGGTGCCTGCGGTGCCGATCACCGTAGAGGGCGACGTATGGCTGCTGGGGCGGCATCGGCTGATGTGCGGGGATAGCACCAGCATCGACGCGGTGGACAAGCTGATGGCGGGCCGCAAGGCTGACATGGTGTTCACTGATCCGCCGTATAACGTGGCCTTTAACGGGCGCAGCGGAAAGCATGATGTCATTAAAAACGACGACCTGCCCAAAGATCAATTTGCAGATTTCATTGCAGATGTTTGCGGCGTGATCCGAGCAGTTGACCCAAAGGTTTACTATGTTTGGTGCAACTGGAATTTTTATTCCGTCCTGCAAGGTCACTTGCCCTACAAGGCGTGCATAGTTTGGGCCAAGAATGTCTTTGGAATGGGTCAGGGATATCGTCACCAGCATGAGTTTTGCCTGTTTAACGGTAAGATTGACGAAGTGGTGAAGAACGAAAGCGACCTGTGGTCTATCAAAAAAGACACGGGATACGTCCACCCAACGCAAAAGCCTGTCGCGCTTTCCGTGCGGGCCTTCGGAAACCATGTGAAGCTGCTGAACGTGCTGGACCTGTTTGGAGGATCTGGCTCAACACTTATCGGCGCGGAGCAAACAGGTCGCGATTGCTTCATGATGGAACTCGACCCCAAATACTGCGACGTGATCGTTAAGCGCTGGCAGGAATTCACGGGCCAAGAGGCCACGCTTGAAGGATCGGGCGAGACGTTCAACGCACTGGCCAGCAAGAGGATAGCAGCATGAGCCGCAACCCACATGAGCCAACCCACACCAGCCGCCAACTGGTCAAGCTGCACGCGACCATCGGGACCACGCAGGCCGTCATCGCGGACATTCTCGGCATCGATGGCAAGACCCTGACGAAATACTACCGCGAGGAATTGGACCAAGCACTGGCCCAAGCCAACGCATCGGTCGGCGGTGCGCTGTTCAACAAGGCCACCAAGGGCGACACAGCCGCCATGATCTTCTGGATGAAGACACGCGCAGGCTGGCGCGAAAAGCAGGACATCAACCACACATCCAGCGACGGCACCATGACGCCGAAGTTCATCAACCTCAAAAACCTCTCAAGCGAGGCGCTGGCCGAACTCATCGCTGCGCAAGATGCTGCAAAGTCTGATTGACCCAAGACTGATAGACTTTGACGAGGCCGAGCGTATCCTATGCGCGCGGTCCTTTTCCTATTTCGTCAAGCGTGCATGGCCGCACATCATCCCGGACCGCCTGCTGTGGAATTGGCACATGGACGCCATATGCGACCACCTGCAAGCCTTGGCACGCGGCGAAATCACAACCAACCGCCTGCTGATCAACGTCCCGCCAGGATCATCCAAATCAACCCTTGTTGGCGTGATGTATTCTGCTTGGCTATGGGGACCGTTCGGCCAGCCTTGGCACCGCTACATCGGCGCAGCGCACGAGCAGGGCCTAGCCGTCCGGGATAACCGTCTGACCCGCGAACTGATCACTAGCGCATGGTATCAGCGTCTCTGGCCATTGCGGCTTCAGGGCGACCAGAACGAGAAACTCTATTTTGAGAATGAAAAGCGCGGCTTTCGCCAAGCCGTCGCCGTCGCCAGCATGACGGGCCGCCGTGGCCACACCATCGGTCTGGATGACCCGCTTTCCCCGGAAAAGGCGCACAGCGATGCAGCCCGCGAAACAGCCTTGCGTGTGCTGGCCGAAACGATCCCGACACGCCTGAACGATCCTGCCACATCGGCCATCATCATCGTGATGCAGCGCCTGCATGAACGTGACCCATCCGGCTATGTCTTGTCGGAGGACTTGGGCTATGAGCATCTTTGCATCCCGATGGAGTATGAAGCCAGTTGCAGCCGCCCGACCAGCATAGGATGGTCTGATCCGCGCACGGTCGAGGGGGAGCTGATGTTCCCCGAACGCTTCCCTCCGCATGTGGTCGAGCGCGATAAGAAGGCCATTGGCTCCTATGCATGGGCTGGCCAAATGCAGCAACGCCCCGCCCCGATCGGTGGCGGCATCCTCAAGGATGAATGGTGGCGATACTACACCGCCATCCCGCAGCTATCTCACCGCATCATCTTTGCCGATACCGCGCAAAAGACAGGCACGCAGAACGATTACAGCGTCTTCCAGTGCTGGGGCTACACCACCACAGGGCAAGCCCTGCTGCTTGACCAAATCCGCAGCAAATGGGAAGCCCCGGAACTCCTCGTCCAAGCCCGCGCCTTCTGGGCAAAGCACAAGGATGGTATCGGCCCGCTGCGCGCCATGAAGGTCGAAGACAAGTCATCAGGCACTGGCCTTATTCAAACCCTGAAGCGCGAAGGCATCCCCGTCCTGCCAATCGGGCGCGACCGGGATAAGGTCACCCGCGCTTATGATGCCGCGCCTAGCATAGAAACGGGGAATGTGTTATTACCCAGACAGGCCGCATGGCTTTCTGATTTTCTTGCGGAGGCTTCTGTGTTCCCGAACGGCGCGCATGACGACCAGCTAGACCCGCTCTTCGACGCGGTGGCCGAACTGATCACGCCCGTTTCCGCACCATCCATCCGCGCCCTGTGAGGTCTAGATGAAGCTGCCAAGACTGTTCGCCAAGCCCGAGGTCAAGGAAAGCCAAGCGCATTCCATCCTGGTCCTGAACCCAGGCCAGCCCGTATGGACCCCGCGCGATTACAAGTCCTTCGCAGAGGAAGCATATGTCCGCAACGTCATTGCGTATCAGGCCATCAACAAGATCGCAGAAGCAGTCTCGTCGGTTCGATGGGTCGCATATCGTGGCGAGACGGAAGTTTCACAAAGCCCGGCGCTGGATCTGATCGACAACCCAAACCCCATGCAGTCGGGCCGCGAATTCATCGAGGCAAAGATTGGCTACCTGATGATCTCAGGCAATAGCTATGACGAGCGCATCATGGTCTCGGGCCAGCCGCGCGAAATATATACCCATCGCCCGGATCGCATGAAGGTCGTCCCCGGCCCTAATGGCACGCCCAAGGCTTATATCTACGAAGTCGCATCCAGCCGCGTGACGTGGCAGGTGGATGAAGTTGGCAAAAGCGACATCCGGCATATGCGGCTCTTTAATCCGCTCAACGATTGGTATGGGCAGGCGCCGGTAGAAGCAGCCGCTTATGCCATTGACCAACATAACGAGGCAATGAAGTGGGTGCAGGCTCTGCTGCAAAACAGCGCCCGCCCGTCCGGCGCGCTTGTCTCTAAGGGTGACCCACTGACAGATGAGCAATACAACCGCCTCAAGGCCCAGATGGAAATGCAGTATCAGGGCGGCGCAAACGCAGGCCGCCCGATGCTGCTTGAGGGCGGTCTAGACTGGAAAGAGATGGGCCTTTCCCCGACGGATATGGGCATCATCGATTCCAAGAACTCGGCGGCCCGCGATATCAGCCTTGCCTTCGGCGTGCCGCCCCAGCTTCTGGGCATCCCCGGCGACAACACCTATTCCAACTATTCCGAAGCCCGCCTGTCGTTCTGGGAAGATACAATCATCCCGCTTGTGGATCGGCTGGCCGAGGAATTCACGGCGTTCATCGGCGAACCCTACGGCGTGGAAATCCGTGCCGATCTGG